AAATTATCTTTGTAATCTTTGTAAGTGACTTGTGATGTTGATAGAATAATATCTCCATTATAATTATCATAATCTGGAATGCATACATTTGACATTGGCATACATTCAATATCATCCATATAACTTTGAATAGTTTTATTATGCTGATTGTGTATATCAACAATTAATTGATCATCACATGAATATTTGTATTCATACAATATTATTGGAATTTGATTGTTAGTATTATTAGCATTCGTAGATTGTATTACCCTTATATGTTTATCATCAATAATAGATGTGCTTAGAAGATTATAAAAATCAGCATTCTTATTTAAATAAGTAAATTCTCCATATTCCAATAATTTGTAGATTAAAAGAGGCATACAATCATATGTTTCCCCATAATAAGATAAAGAGTTATCACTATGGTTGTATATTATTACATCGTCTTTGTTTTTCCGTCTACTACTACTACTACTAGAAGGATTAAGAGGCTTATTATGATTAAGAGGCTTATTAGGATTATTAAGTAGTTTTTCAACTTGTTCAATTATCTGACAATGCTCCAAAACATTATGCAATGTGCCTTCATCATATCCATAAAATTCATTATCAGTATCATTATTATTATCATTACTGTTGTCGGTATCATTACTATTATCATCTGTGTCACTTTTATCATCTGTGTCATCTGTGTCATCTATGTCACTTCTATTATCTGTGTCATCTGTGTCATCTGTGTCACTTTTATTATCTGTGTCATCTGTGTCATCTGTGTCACTTTTATTATCTGTGTCATCTGTGTCATCTGTGTCACTTTTATCATCTTCGTATGACATACCCAAATACGTGAACGTTATTGTAGAACATTGGGGATATGACAAGCTTAATGAATACTTTTCTTCTAATTCAGTCATTTTATTATAGAATTTTATAATAGAATTTTATAATTAAACAAGAGCGAAATACAACTATATTTTTTATATCAATAATTAGTGTTATCTGTATTATTTTATCTTTTTATTGTTAATTTCTTTATTAATTTTTATGATATATCACAGCAAATTACACATAAGATGGAACTTTGTTTCAAAGGAAATTTACTTTTTATCCTACTATTATGAAACACATTTCAAAAAAATAAGTATGTATAAGTTATTTAAAAGTACTAGTTCTAATCAGAATGCTGATAATAAGCAAAATGACGAGTGTGTTGAAGTTATACTTAAGTATAAAAGTGGTAAGAGTAAAAAACTAAGTTATCCAGATTCTCAAAAATGGCTAGATTCTATCAATAGCGCGATTATTGATGATTATGCTCATGGAACAAAATTTCCAGAATTCAAATGGACAAGTAAATAGAATAGAGCAAATAGAATAATGCATAAAATACTATACACATAATACTATATACATAAAAACGCGAACCTAAAAGTGAGTAATGTCTTATATTATAGGAAGTTTGATAGCGGTGGGAGGAGGCATATGTTTAGCTGGATTGTATGTTGCAAATAATCCAGAAAAAGTTCTTGATAAGTTTGTAAGAATTAAAAGGCAAGTACAACACTTTATCGAAAATTCTGATGGTACAGAAGAAACAGTCGAAAGTGTTTATCATTTAGACTGTTACAAAGTAAATGATAATATTGTTGATACACTTGATAATGTTAAAATGAATGATATTGTTGAAATTAATTATACATTCAGTGGAACAAAATATTATATGAGATATAGAGTGCGTCATACAGTTATATATTTCCCACCATACGAATACGATGACCTGTTGTCATTTGCAAATACTGGAGTTAGCACAGATGACAATATGTATGCTGGTCCGAAAGGTAATTTTTATACAGACATTCTTGATGTTTATCCAGAAGATTTAGGGATTGAAGATTTAGAATGTACGACTCTTTTTGGAACAATGTATCATTTTAAAACAGGTGAAAAAATTCTAATAGAAAATGAAGAATTGTTTTAATTTACCTGTCTGCTGGAATTCGTTTCCTCTCCCTCAAATAAAGTATAATAAATTGATTATAGGAACATTGTTCTTTTTTCTTTATATCTGATGTACTCATTATATCTAGTATACTCAGTATATCTAGTGTATTTAGTGTATCTAGTATATGATGTATATTATTCATATAAACGTAATATTAGTTTTATTAAAAACACAGAATATTCAAAATACATAACGTCTGTTGACGATATTATTGATCTTAATAAATATGACAAACAAAATGTTCATCAAATATCAGTAGAAAACAAATGTAAAAAGAAAATAAATAGATTAAAAGATAAATATCAGCACATTGGTAATATAAAAGATAAATATGAAGAGATAAGAAATGAATTATTAAGTAAAATTACCAATGATAATGCAAAATTAGTTATAAACATGATATATGATTATGATGAAGGATTTATTGGATTCACTGAAGCAGAAATACTATCGTATGTATATTTATACATTAAAGATCATTCACTAGATTCTTCTGATGATTCAGTAGAAAACAATCAATTAAACAATCTTTATAAAGAACTTGAAAATAATTTACTCGAATGTTTTGATGATGATATGGAATTCTTATGTCCAAATGGTAGAATGCCATTAGTATTACAAACTCTTGGAATATCGTTTACACCTGTTTGGGTATACAAAGAAGAGATTATAAATACAATTCTAACAAAAGGAGAAAAACTCTCTCAGAAATATAGTTATTATCGCTATTTATCAAATAAACAAGAAGATTTAAATGAATATGAAAAATCTGAAAAGTTATATTATAATGTACACCTGATTTATTACTTAAATAAGCTATTTAAGAAGACATATCTCGATAAAAATATCTTAAATTATAACACCTTAAGTAAAATACTTCTTCCAAATTACAAAGAAATTATTGATACTTAAGACATGAAGACATAAAGACTCTTTAAAGACTCTTTAAAGATTTTTTTGTTCTTGTCTATGTTTTTACAAATTACAAAAAGAGCAGTGATATATCTGAAAGACTACTCTTTATTAAATGTGGATTTCTATCTCTTTTTGAAAAAGTTGCATACATGTAGTCATCCTTTATTATCATTCCAACACAATACTCAATATCGAAAGTATCAAAATAAAAAGGTACACTGTATTTCAATACTTCAAAAGTATTCTTATTAAGAACAACAATAAAATGATAGTATTGTCGCGTATTGTTTTGACGTTGTTTTACACCATGTGTAATACACCAATAATCACCACGATATTCAACTAAAGGAGAAGATCCTCTCATTAATTTAAATATTTCTGGCGTTTCTATTCTTGATGTAATATTCAACTTTGTTCCATTAAGAGTACCAATTTGGAGAGGATGCCACTTATAGATAAATGTCGGCACACCTCCTTGACTATGTGGTATCGATATCCAATTCTTTTCACAATCCGTTTCAGTCGGCGGAGTTATTACAATATTATTCATATATCTCATAGTAACTGTATCATATTCACCATAAATCATTCTATTAACTGGCGTAAATTCTCTAGATGTTGCTGTATAAAATACTCTATCAGACGAAAAAGATTGTAAAAAAAGTCTCACATCTTCTAATCCTCTAATATTGCTTTTAGGACTATCAAATGGTATATTACTCATTAATGTTATTCCAGAACACATCTCAAAATTTTTATCAAGATAAACTAATGCGTTAATTGTTAAAATATCTGATCCAGCAAACTCATATTGTAAATTATCATTAAGTATGTAATTAATATATCTAATATTCATCAAAAGTTTTCCGTCACGTTCTAATAATGAAGGTGATGAAGCATTGTATGTCACTCCTTCAGACATAATTTTTGGTAATTTCATATCTATTAATGATACATGAGGCAACTGTTCAACATAAAAATACATATTGTTCATAACTATGTTCTCTGATAAAACAGTTTTACTATTAATATAATTAACAATGCTCTTTAGTCCATGTAATTTATTATCTGGATACACATAATAATGTAAAACAGAATATTCAAATTCAAACTTACCTTCCATCTTTTCTACAAATAACACATCATTCGATTGTTTTATCTTTGATCCAATATTATGATAATGGAGAGCTTTAATATGTTGTCCTTTCTCTCTAAATACTTTTGTTAATAAATATATTGCTTCTGCACGTGTAGGCCTGAAATCATATGCTTTTTGTCCCCACATTTCAGCTTCATGTAATTTCCCTTGGAGAACATAACAATAAGCTATTGAAAAGTATGAATAATAAACTTCTTCATCCCATCCTCCCTTTTCTATTCTTTTCTTGTACATTTCAATAGACTGATCAAATTTACCAGAATCTCTGTAAGTCTGCGCTAAGTAAAAATAATATCTAACATTATCTGGTTCATCTTCGAGACCTTTTATCAATAAGCGTGCATCACGTTCAAGTTTATCACCTTTACAACCTCCGTCTCCAACATCGTCTATATATATTAAATCTCTTGACAACATTCCAACATCACCTGTTGACGATGCCCAATATTCGTGAGTCACGCCAACACATTTCCAAGTACCATCAAGTCTAACAAATCGAATATTGTGATACTTCATGATACTGTTTTCTTGAATTATTGTATATCCGTCTTGTGTTAGTAAACTTGATGAAAATGTCGGAGAAAATTTCAATTTCATATCTGCGTCAATCAATAATCCATACGTTTTCTGACCAGAATATCCTAATGACTTACAAAAATGTACAGCATTATCATAACTTTGTGTTCTACTAGCACCGAAGTTAATCCATGGATTTTCATATAATTTACATGGTATGCTTAATTCTTCAAAAAAATCTTCAACTATATTAATAGTATTATCGGTAGATCCAGTATCTGTTATACAAACAGCATCACATATTGCTAATGCTGATTGAATACAACGTTTAATAATCTTTTCTTCGTTTTTTATCATTAACACTAATACTAATTTCTGAGCCTCCTGAGATTCTTGATCATTAGGGGTCTCTTGAGCCTCTTGAGCATTAGGTGTCTCTTGAGCACTCATGGGCATTTCAATTAATATATGTGATTAAATTATTAATTCTTTAATACTCTCTAATGATAAAAAGATTATCTAATATTGATAAAAAAATAAAAGAAGTTAAAAATTTAAATAATAGGCATTATATTATATTATATTAATAATGCCAGCATATAGTATTTGTCAGGCAAGCGATCAATTAAATCCCATTTATTGGACATCATCTTACGAACAAGCAATATATTTTATTTCAACATTCTCACAAAGCAATCAAAGCAATCAACGATTAATATTAATGAAAAATTGCGCAATATATCAGGTTTTTCAAGATGGTATGTTTGTTTATGGATATAAATATTCAGATGCCAACAATACAAATGATACTAATAATGCTAACGATACTGTAGATACTGTAGATAGTCAATTATTGTACAAAATGAATTTACTAAGTACTTGCTAATAAGTACTTGCTAAGAAGTACTTGCTAAATACTCATAGAATTTTTTAATCATTCCATAATACCAATAATAATTAATTATATGAAAGGGAATAACTATAATAGCAAGATTAGAATTAATTGACATTACTTTGACAAGCAATAGCGTGCCATAAATTATTCTTACTATCGTAAATGAAATAAAAAACAATAATCGTGAAGCAACATCTTTCTTTATGTAGTAATAATTTAAAAATAATGTTGAAATCTCAAAATTAATATACTGTGAAAATAAAAATTCTAAATGATATATAGAACTTATTACAACTGAAATCATTCCAATTACATGATGTGCCATATATGCACCATACAATTGAAACGGTTTTTTTGTATAAATCATCATAAGTGTATCAAAAAACAAATACATAAATAATATAGCAGTTGATATGTTATGATATTCTATCGTTCCATAATAATAAT